TACGCCTGAAGCTACTTTCAAGATCAGACATTTGCTCTTTAGTCTTTGGCTGTCCTGAATATTTCCCGTCGTCATCTTTGACTCCAAGAATGGTGAGCATCCCATAAGCGCCCATGTTTTGAAACATAGATACCATTGAGTCGTAACCGGAAGAAGATGCAGCAACAGCCTTTAAAAGCGGTTTTAAAGGACTTAATCCTCTTAGGTGTTCTCCTGATAACTGAAAGTCTGGATTTAATGTCTTCCAGTGCATAACATCCGAAAAGGGATATTCCACTTCTTGTTGCCCAAGTAAAAGACGAAACCCGGTTATTGGTTCAAAGAAATTACCTATCTTTAATTCTATCCATTGAGGAGGAAGATTGTCAAGTCTTGTCGGTTTGCTGGCACGTAACCCAAACTCAGGTTTTTCACCAGCAACAAAACACTCTCCATAAATCTTATAGATAGTAAGTGACTGATTAAGAAATTCGGTTTGTGACTGAAAGGGATTAGGCTTATTTAAGAGTTCAATAGCATAACCGGGTTGTTCTTTAAGTGTCTTTCTGTTTACCTGAACAATAGGGATTCTGGATGCCGGACCCGTTATCTTCGATATAACAGAGAAAACATCGTTATTACTTGTGAAAGTGTCAGTGTAATATTTTACTTTAACTTCTGGATAAATTGCACTTTGAGCATTATTCTGAATTACCAGATCAAATAATTGTGATCTGCCCCATCGCTTTGTTATGCTATCCCATATTCCCATTATGATAATGTAATTTTATGAAGTTCATCATATCTTCGTTTTGACTCCCTCATTTTATCTCTTGTTATTTCAGACACGCCCTTTTTGCCCTTATTCCACGGAATAGATCCAATTTTTCTACCAGAATTAACTTTCTGATTATCGCTCATTTTAATTCCCTTATTCCATGCAGGAATACCCTTTCTTCCATTACTCATATTAATTTTTCCCTGAATCGATCTTTTTTTACGCATCTTTTGTTTTGATTCTTCTGTCCTTTTTAATCCAATATTGGAATTGGCTATTTTACGAATATTAAAATATGGATTATATGAATCAATAAAAAACTGCTCAGTAGTTATTAGGTCACTTACATCGCATCCAATTAAAATAGAAAAGCATAAATCATTTTTCCCATACTTATTATAGTGGTTCTGAAGTTTACCAGAATGATGTTTATTTTTTTGAAGTTCAGACAAATGATGAAGCCACCGCTTATAAATATTAACAGCAGAACCAACATAAACCCTCGAAGGATTACTTATAGATTGTATACTATAAACACCGGAAACGATGGATTTATATCCCATGCATGAATAACTTTTGGTATATACATACAAAATTATATAAAATACATGGGTTTTTAAGTATGTTTTTTGTGTGTGTGTCTATGCATGGACATTATTCACATCTGGTAATGATTACAAGTATATTTTCCCCGCAATCTTCTTCAGTCATCCGATCAACTCTACCGTCAAGTATTTCCAGTTCTTTACCGCAAGCCATCTGTTGGCTTAATACTCCGCCGGTAGTGTTTCCATTGACATAAACAGTTGATGTGCATATAGCACATCTCTCAGGCTTTTCACATGAGAATAAACAAACCAGTCCTAATAATAAAATAATCTTTTTCATCTTTTAGTTTTTTATTTCAATTATCCAAGATCCTGACCTGCCAGGTAATTTCCTTGCAAAATGATTTGAAGGCAATAACCCGGCCTTGCATTTTCTTATGATGGTTTTTACAGATACTTTCTTATCAAAAGCCTCAATGTATTCTTTCGGGGTGTATGTCATTATTATATTTTATTAAGTTCACTCGCTGATGATAGTGCATTATTGAAAGCAAATTGACAATTTAACTATATAAAAGCGGTGATTCCGCCTCTCCTTGCAATAATTCTGTAATTCCCCAACATAGTGAGTCAATGCGGTTCGGACTTTTGACTCCTGAGTTTGGTATCCATGTTGTCATTTCATCCTCTAATTTTGGATAACTGCCGTAATGATGTATTCTACCCTGCGAATAAAGCAATGCAATGGGTTCAGCTCTTGTTGCTTTACCTCTGGATGCGTGAACAGATTTATAAGGCATCCTACCATTAACCAGCCGGATAACAGTCTCAATGTAATCTCCTCCGTTATTAACCTCACCAACGACAGTATCTGCCTGTTTGTCATCGAAAGCCTGATTTATCCTTCGTGCTGTTTGTTCTGGTGTGTACTTCCCTGTATAGTCTCCCAAGATATAAAAGTGTCCGTTATCTCCCCGGCCAACAGGAATAATACCGGTTTCATCTGATTGATCATTCTTTGTTACTGCCGGATCAACCGGAATAACTACTCTGATAAGCTGAGGCAATTCCATTACCCTATTCTTTTCAATCATATCCCAGGTCCACAAAGCACCTTCAATATCATCAAGGAACTCACCATATCTGAATCTCTTTTGCTGTCTTACCGACAAAGTACCCAAAACAGATTCTATATAATCGGCTGGTAGGTTGTCCGCATTGTCATCAGGGTTGAGCCTCATATGAGAATAGAGTTCCGAGTTAACCGGTTTCTCTGTATCTGGATTGACATTCTTAATAAAGAGCTTATAAATCCAGTGAGTTGTTGCCGGAGGATTACAGTCAACATATATCCTATTCAAAAGTCCTGTATTTTGTGCTAATCGAGTCAATAGGGTACTGTACGATTCATAACTGACCTGAGATGCCTCGTTGACAAAGATAGTAGCGTATTCATTACCCAAGACCTTTTCAGTGCGGTCCTTATCATCGAGTCCTCCGAGCCATATCTCAGATCCATTTGGAAATTGAAGGAACCAGTCGGTTTTATTCTCTACCGGATGAACTCCTGGAAAACAAAGCGATAACACTCTTGGGATTGTATCATGCCACAAAGACTGCTTGGCGTGATTAAAGGCTAATCTGACTATCAGGTGTCTCGACCCAGCCTCCTTCAAGGCTCTTATGATAATCTGCCTGATAATTATAAAACTCTTTCCGCTTCTACTCCCTCCGTACAATAGTGTGTACTTTGGTTTGCTTCCCATTAACCTTACCGCTTCTTTCTGCTTTATAGTTTTTTGGAATGTCATGCGCCTTTGTCATCAGAATCAAAGTTGAGAGTAATACCTCCAGATACCCCGACTTGTTGCCGGTCTGTCCAGCCGTGATTGGACTTTAAATTGACTATTGCCGTGGCTTCTTTTATCTTCCCCTTTTTACTGTTTGAAAAACAATTTACCTCACAATTTCTTTTTATCTGATTTTTAACGTGTTGCAGAGGTTTAAATTTTTCTGCCAGATAATCAAATACCTCAATATATGAATCCATGTCCTTTGCTACCTCTCCTATAAAGTCATACTTGCTATCCTTTGATAATTCAAGAGCTTTATTCATAAAAGCAATTGACTCATCCTCTGTCCACTTCTCAGCATTGGTATTCCCTTTTAATGCATCACTGATCTTTGCATTAATTTCTGATTGTGGTATCTTCTTTATCTTGTTCATGCTTTCCCGAATTTATCATCAAGCCAGTCCCAGAGCAAAAGGATGAGGAGGCCGCTTGCGATTATTAATATCCCCAAAATCAGTTTTATCATAACGTCCCTTTTTTTGAGTCAAGATATTTTTTGAGTTTTATTTCATCATCTTTTGAAAAAATAAACTCATCAAAGGCGCCATAATTGCTTGTGTGGCCAAATGCATATTTTAGTCCATACCATAATCTTTTAAAAAAATTATGATAGGTAGTAAGGTGGCACACAACATAAAGCACCGACCGATTGCTTTTTTCTGTAAAATCTTCATCGCTCCAGAATATTAACTGATGTTCAAACGAATTACAATCACATATCAAAAATAATTTATCATCCACCATAGCACAAAGTTATTAATTATTTCAATCCGAAACACCTTTTGACATGATATTTTTCGATTTCAATCCCATGTTTATAGATTAATCCTTCCGAGTTCGATAGCTCATAGGTCAAATGAGAATCATGCAGAACATAACCGGTTACTACATAAGCAATAGATTTCTCTACTCTTAAATTGACTATATCACCATGTTCATATTCTGCTTCAAATTCTATTTTCATATACCGAGTTTTAAAAAACCGGAGGACGGAATAAACCTTTTACGAACCATGATTGCTGAAAGGTCAGCGGTCAACCCCCGGAATTGTAAAGTTAAACATTTTA